TTTGTTTGAAAAGTGTTTGTATAATCTACAACGGATACAATATTACCAGCACTACCTGCTGGTAAGTTCATAGTAAAAGCGCCACCAGAAGTATTTGCAAAATAACCTTCACCATTGGCTGCTGTAAAAGTTGCTGTCTTAATAGAACCAGTTTGCCAGTCTACTGTTCCTGTTCTTCCAAAACCTGATTGACTAGCACCAGCGCCAAGAGTTACTGTATCACCAGATTCACCTAGTGTTAAAGTAGTTCCGCATTGTGGTGCAACTGTGTTTACTTCTATTTTTGACATTATACTATTACTAAAGTCCCCGTTACTGTTATAGTTGCAGGAATAGTGATAGGTCCAGCTAAAACTGCACTTTCAATTGTTTGCGTACCATCGATCGTGGCCGCTTGATTTTTTATAAATTCATCAGGGGCTGTTCCGCCTCCGATGTATTGGATTCCATTTACTACTGCCGTCATAATTCCTCCTACGTACTGATTTCGTCGATAAATGATGTAACAATATCTAAAGATGAAGCGGTATCGCTTTGAGCTTTAAGTACGTCACCATTTGCCAACACAATTTTTGCGCCGCCTTGAATTAGTTCGATTGCAGAGTTTGGTGGAACGCTTACATTCTTTGCAAGAAAGTGATCGTTTCCGCCATTTACAATCTGACAACTAGCCAAAACAGATGAAGCGGTAGTATTACAGATTCTGATACCAATAACTGCATCAAAGTCTCCACCAGTTACTAAAGTGACTGGGGATGTACCAACATTTCTTTGTAAATTGTTTCTAAAATTTTGTGCCATATTTTTTTCCTATTTATAACGCAACCGCCATTGCTAATGCAAAGCCAGCTGACGCTGCTCCTACTGGTGTTCCTGATGCGTCCAGGTAAACCGACTTACTTGCTGGTAAAGTACAGAATACATCTTTTGTACCACTAGTAAAGTTAACAGCTGCATCTGAATTAGAACTGGAGATAACTGTAGTTCTAGTTAAGTTTGCACTCGTACCATCTAATGTTCCAAGTCCAACTTCAAACTCTGTTGTACCTTGATTAAAGATACAATAGTAAGTCGTATTGCTGTTTCCTATTCCTTGTGCAAAAGTTTCAAAACCAGTTACTGCTGCTCCAAGTGCCATTGCACCTGTACCAGTAGTTGTGCTTGTTACTTTTACTCTGTCGTTTATTACCAACGCCATAAATTTTCTCCTTAACTCATACTAATAATTGCATTAGCAGGTGTAGCAGGATCAGGAAACGTAATAGTAAAAGTACCATTCGTTGCTGTCTTGTTACCACCAAAATCTAAAACCACTACTAGTCTATTTGCTGTACCATCAACTGTATCCGTATTATATATCGCTGCAAAAGCTGCAGTGAAAGATGCACTAGTATAACTAACATTATCAAAGTCTACTGATGCAACTGCAGTGCTTGCTGCAACTCCAAGATTTGTTAATGTTTTAACAGAATAGTTAGTGCCACCTGTTGTATCTACTTCACCATTACCAGTTCCTAACAAAGCAACTGTTGATGAAGTTGTATATGGATTAGTTGTATACAAAGAAATTTTAAAAGTGTTTCCTCCAGAAGCTTGAAAGTCGTGTTGTCCAGAAAAGAGTGCACCTCTAAAACTAAAAGGTATTATATTTGCCATATTATTTTATCTCCTTAATTACTTGATGGTGGTTTTACGTTTAGTTGAGCGCGAACTTCACCATCTTGATATTCGTCTCTGCGTCTTGTACCGATTTGCTCGATAGCATACGATTCTAAAGCTTCATTATATTGCGCTTGATAGTATTGTAACATATCCTGCGGACCTTTCAAGTATCCATATGCATTTACCAGACAAGCGTACAAAAGTAAATCTTGATATTTGTTTGATAGATAAGTTCCAGTTGTAGCCGGAGCGGGACTTGAAGTTGTGTCTGTAATAGAATCTGGCTCTTTGTCATAAGCTAGTGTAATTTCGTAAGTTTTATCAGGCGTTGGGGCCACTACCCAAAAGGTTTCATCCCAATTAGCATAGTATTTTGGAATATCTACAGCCTGTGTACCAGGTGTAGAATAGTATTCTGCCATAAAACTAGTGTCTCTTTGTTCTAAATAAAATTGATTTCCAGCCTGATCTTTAAATTGTACATATCTAATTGCTCTTAAATCAGATGGAATAGTTACATATCTGTTTCCAATAATTGCATTTGATGTTGCATAAAATACATTTTGATCTGTGTCTATTGCTCTTGTAATTTTGTTTTCTGCATTTTTTATTATTGTTGATAAAACAGAATCAGATAAAACTGTGCTACTAACTTCTGTATAGTTTCTAATATCAGTTCTTAAGTTATCTAAAGTGTATGCCATTATCCGTTTACTACCTCAAGTGTTACTGGTCCTGCTGAACAGTTTGCTCCACCACCTTGTATATTACCTGATGTAGCATTACTAGTACTAGTTATGTAAAAATAATTTATTGGAGTTGTTAAAGAATCTGTTGTTGTAGCTCCTGTAACATTACCTGCTGAATCTATTTGACCTAATGCAATAGTAAAACCATTTGCATTATTTAAATCACTTACATTGTCAAATGTAGGAATGTTTCCAAACGATTGTAAATTTTTTAAATCTGCTTCATCTGCACCACCGGGTCCTGCAGAAGTTACAACAGGAGGTCCTCTAAATCTTACAATATCACCTGCAGATCTTTGATGATCTTCTGAAAAAACATTTACGTAAGTTGTGCCACCATAAATAATAGATGTAAATGGATTGTTACCTAAAAGTATTAAACTTGTTTTAGACGCTGGTTGTGGTCTTGGATTATATAAAGCTTGTGCATCTGATCCAATTGGTTTTGGTTCTAGTTGTGGTTGCTTTGGTTCATACTCTGAAGTGTGAACTAAAAATCCATTCCATTCTCTTACCATTTCATCATAAGGAAATGCCATTCCTGATCTATCAGAAATTGCTAATGCGTGTTTACCTGATGCATACTTACCCATTATACTCCATCTCCATAAAACGTTTGTGGTGAAATGAAAGTAGATGTACCTTGATTGTCTGCATCAAGTGCTCTTAACAATTCACTTTCATATCTTCTTTCTAATTCTTGACTTCTATCTGGTGAATATTTTAAACTTAAGTAATAAGCTAATCCAGACATCATACAAGGATAGAATCTATTTACTACATCTGATGTATTGTTATAATCTCCAACATCTTGAATTTTAGATAAATAATAAAAACAAAATTGAAAACTACTTGGTGTAGTTGTGCTTGATACACTTGAACTTGGTGTCGTATATAAAAATACGCTTGGATTTAATTTTCTATCTACATAATATTGTGAGGGTGTACCTTTAGCTAATTTGTTTGGTGTTTGTGAATATGTTGATCTATCAATTTTTGTAAGTGCTACATCTACTGGTGCAGTTGTAGTAGAATTATTTCTATAATATGCTTCTAAAACTGTATCTATATCATCAGGAAAATTTTCTGAATCAGATGCATAATTGTATTCTGCTTGTCCTTCGACTAGTGGTACTTTAGCTAGTTTTACTTTCCATAAATGAACACCTCTATTACCCCATTCTTGAAACATAATATTTAAAGAACGTCTTGCAGATCTTAATTGATAACCTGTTCTAGTTCCTTTCATACCTGTTCTCTCAAATGCTTCTTCTATAATATCATCTATTTGTGGATTGAATTCTGTAGTTTCTGAAGTAGGTGAAATAGTTTGTGCAGTATTACCCATACCACTATGAACTGTACAGTAATAAAATAATAAAGGTGCGCCTGTAGTTCTAACGGGTGCAACATTAATAGTTACTTTAGCTCCAGCATTTCCAGGAACTCCAGTTGTAGTTACGCCTGTAGTGTAAGCAACACCTGCTGGTGTTGCGTGTGTACCATTAGCAGTAGTTGAAAAAGCTAATTGATGGGTTAGGTTTGTACTATCTGATTGGTCGAAGATATAAGTATTGCCTTCTTGTAAATACAAGACAACATTAGCCTCTCCGTTAATATAAAATTTATTACCGGTACCGTATTGATTAGTTCCCGTTGCTACGGTTACTGTGTAAGTTATTGTAGCCACAATTTAATCCTACGTAAATGTT